AGTTTTTAATTTGGAAATTAGAGTGGCAAGATGGAAGATAGCTATTCTTCGAGTATTTTTGCTGCTTTTTCTAGTATTTCCATCAGTATGCTGCTCCTACTATAGCTTTGAATTTTGCGCCCTTTTCGACGGCTTTTCCGGCCCACATTAACTTAGTAATTTCCAAATCATCCCCATCACCAAATTCTCCAACCTCTTCATGGAACTTTTTGTTTATCAAAAGACCGTCCATAGACCCGTCAACAAAATTCCACACCCTCTTTACTACAGGAAATATCACATTCTTATAATCGCTTGCATAAATTGAATACTTGCTATCAATATTTTTTTGCACTTTTCTTCCTGCGAATGCAAAATAAATCCATTCTGTCTTGGCCTCTTTGCATAAACCATCTATGAGGCTTGTTAGTGTTTTGCCCTTTTGAATAAAATTGTATTTTCTGTTTTTAAGTTCGGTTACATCATAATCTTCTGGCACATTTACAAGTCTCTGAACTGGGTACTTAAGTACACCAAGAGATTCATAAGTTGCTCGTATTTGCTCAAATGTTTTGTTTGCTGCTAGAATTCCGATGGTCAAATTCAAATCTTTTTCAAAATAAATCATTGAAAGCCTCCTTGAGACTAACAATTAGAACATATTTTACAAAGAATTTCAAGCGTTTGCGCTGACTGCAAAATCAATCATTACTACGTCATCGCTGCACAGTCCAGAATTTAGGGAGAAACCTAATTTATTGACTGTTGGCACAAAGCTTCTGGGAACCCACTTTAGATTCGGATTTGCCACTACGCCAACTCCAGACATTGATGTTGCATAAACTGTTTTTGTTTCAAAAATACGAATGCCATTGATGTAAACCGAAAGACTGCCAGATAAAAATGGCGCACCAATGCCAGTAAGGTAATTTTTGTAATCGGGAGTTAATGACGCATTTTCAGGAACGACATTACTAAATCTAACTTCGCTATCAGGTAAAGCCACTACGTTTGCAGTGATCTTCTGACCATTGTTTATGCTCCAAGTAACAGTGTCACTTGGTTCAAATGTAACAAATCCTTGCTCGAATGGAACTGGGTTATTAGATGGTGAACCACCAGTATTTTCAGGAGTTACTTTTATATAAAAGCTGGTTGCATCTGCCGCAACTGTTTCCAATTTGGTGCGCTCGTCTAAAGTCATCCTTACATATTCAACTGAATCTGGACCAGCGCCATCTACGTGATAACCAATGTTGTGTTCTGCATTATTCACGCCTAAAGCAGTAAGATTGCCCAAAGGATCCATGCACTGACTGAGTCTTACTGGCAATGTACCTGCCGTACCTGCTGCTTCTTCTAAAATTGCAGTATTGGCATCTACCTGTGCGTTTATAATATTGTCTCTTTGGATCAAAGAGTCTATAGGCAAGTTATCAAACTTGTAGTAATATGGCTGATCTGCTGTGTATACAGGCACATTGGATGGTAAATCTGGCATACCTTATTTATGTTCCTCAAATATTTTTAAACAAAATTCAACGTCCAATTAAACGTAATCTGTGTCTCGGCAGATTTATAAATAGGCGGGAAAGTTACCATGCTATACAAGACACCATTGCTTAGTTGCAAAGCCATTTCGCTCAAATAAATGCCGACTGCATCGCCAAATAACTAGAGTGGTAGTGAAAATAGCCTGAGTAGTTATTGTTTGATTGGTGTAGCTATTTACAGGCTTTACAATTACAGGCGTGCCAAATAAAGAAGTTCTAGCTGGACTTACCACCTTAGGAGTATTGCTTATTACTTCAACTCCATTATTTCCAAAAAGCATATTGCTTATGTATAAGCTTGGCACAAGCTCTGTAGAAGTGCTGGTGTTAACACTTGGACAGGTGCCTAAAGTATTAGTTAATACCTGTGCCAATGCTTCCCTGCCGCCAATCAAAACGGTATTGGCAAAATTCATCTCGATCTTTTTGCCGTTTTTGTACTCAATATCACAAAAAACATGCCCAACAGTTTTTACTTGACTTTCTGAAATCATTTTATTTCTCCGCTTTGTTTGACTTCGCCATCTTTTGTCTGCACAACAAATGAAATGCCTTCCTGCGCCATTATTACATCGCTAGGATGACCGGCTGATTGATTTTCACTCGACATTTTGTTCATAGCCATCATAAATCCACCAGCCCCAGTAGTTTGTGAATCCCACACAGATTGCCCAGCTCTGTTTACATAATAGAGTGTTTGACCATTCATAATAGGCACTATGCCCGGCTCCTCTATAATATTAAATTTATTTAGTTCAAATGTAAAAGTTTCTCCAGCAACGTTGGTATCCTGAGTACCAGCAAATATAAAATATCCAAATATATCAATCAGTAGCGGCGGGTTTGTTGTAAAATCCACACCAATTCTATAGCTGTATGGATTTGCACCGGAAGGATCTAGGGTAAGTATATATTGAGAAGGGAAATTGCTGTTTTGCAATACTGCAACGTCAGCGTCTGCAAACAGAGGCCATGAACCATATGCAGCAACCATTCCAACAAAATTAAATGAACCCATGGTTTCAAATAATCTGTTGTACACAGTTCCAGTCACAGATGCAGGTGTTAAACCAATGGTGTAGTCCAAAATGTAAAACGAATTAGGATCGTTTACGTCAATAGAATAGAACTTATAGAAATTAGTTCCGCCATCCGGTGAAAAATAAATTTCTGGATTTGGAACAACTATACACATATTGGTCATGCTAAATGGTGTACCAGCTGTGCTAGTGACTTTTGCTAACTTACACACTTTAAAGTCGCCAGTGGTAGACTCAAAAATAAGCTGCATCCCACTTGGATTGTAAACCTCATAATTTAATCCGGTAGAATCAGTCACTGGTAATGGGCTACCGCTCTGATTTTCTAAATACAAAGAATTGTTATTGATCAACAATATGTTGTAATAAGCTGTGCCAATTTTAACTTGGTAACAACCAGTTCCATCTAGTGCAACAGTTTTTATATTGTAATCGCTGTAGTTAATTGAACTATCAGAAATGGTGAATTGATATGCGTTTGATATGGTGTATGGCCCGTTATCTAAAATGTTTGAAAATCGCCATCCAAATGTGTAATTTTGTGTTATGGGAGCCATTCCAGCGAAAGCTGCAGCCGCAGGCCCTTCAATTGTAAGCGTAAAGTCATTTACCGATTCAATTATGTTTGTATATGCCCCAGCATAATTTCCATCTAAAATTTCAAGGTAGCAACTATTTTTTGTGACGTTGTAACTGTTTAAATTTCTTATATTGCTTTGCGCTTGTAACACCATAGACTTGTTGTAAACCGTAAGTGTGCCTTGAGCAGCTGGTGTAGTGTTTTCAGTGGCAAAATCTGTTCTGTAAAATGCTAGTTTACCATGTCCATCAGTGTAAGGATACACTTCGTCAGTGTAATTATACAAAATTGACTTTCTGTTGAAAGCATATTGAGCATCTCCTGCAATCAAGAAGTCATTAAAAGTAATTTGTATCAGCCACTCAATTGTTTCCACTGGCGGCAACATGAAATCTTGTATTTGCCCAACAACCTCTAAAGTTCTCAGGATAGCATGGTAAGGAGTGTAGTCTCTGATTACCCCAAGACACTCAGAAATTCTAAAATCTGAAAGGTTCTGTATCTTAACCGCAAGACCATAATCGGCACTCAAAGTTCCGCTACAACCTTCCAGATAATCAGCTGCCATATTAGTAGGATCAGTAGTTGGACGAAGGCTGCCGTTATATTCTTCCATGTTGTAGACATTTTCACTGTATGGAAAATCGGTTCTAAGCATTCCGAAAACTACAGGATCATAGAAAGGATTCATAATTGGAATAAACACAGAAAACAAAGGATCATCCTTTGGCATCAGTCTCATGTTCCAATTAGCCGGCTGCATGTCAGGTGTAATTAGGAAGTAGCCGTCTGGATTCTGCACTCTGATAATCCTGACGAACAAAGAAATCTTTCCAATATTGATATAAATCTACCTGCGTGCCAGTCATGGTTTCAGTAACGTATGTAATCAATATCTGATCGCCATCTTTAAGCTGCGTAATAGTTGGGTCCCATGTTAAAACTGTTTCTCCCTTAGTATTTTGAGAAAAAGATATTGCGGCAATATTTGTGCTGGTCCAAACAGTAGTGCCGACATGGGCAAGTTGTAATTCATAAAGGCTTGCAAATTCATAGAACAGTGTATTGTCCGTATACTTATCGAGAATAAATTCATAATCATTTTCAAACTTCAGAGTTTGGGTATAAACTTGTGGCCAAGCTATTTGCCAATATTGTTTATACTGCAATAATTGCATGCCCGCTTGATCTAGGGCTTGCGTCAAAGATTCTAGTGTTCCCTTTTTCTTAAATTGAGGGACAGCCGTTACAATTTGCCCTCTCCATCTTGTAATATCCAAACTTCTAAGCGTTAATGCAAACATTTGAGCCAGAAGCGGCAAGTATGGTTCTGGTGTTACATTTGCATCTAATATATCAATAATTCTGGAAACTTGATTGTCTAAGTCTGTAAAATGCCTGTCCTACCGATTGGTTCAAAGCTTCCAATGTAAACATGCTATCGTCGTTCACTCCGTATTTTTCAAAATACATTCGGGGAAGATAAGCATTAAGAAGAGTGAAATATTTTTCAGGAGGAACGGCGTGGGTAGGTATGGCTACTTCGTTTTGAATAGCCGCTCCAATATAAAAATGTATAAACTTTAGCCTCGGATTTAAATAAATACGCAGATGTCTGCATTGTGTAGCCATAACAAATATAATAGTCGCCTTCCTTGATTGGACCGGGCTCCCATATAAATGCAAAATGTCCGTTACCTAATTCTTTATCTGTATCTACTCTCTGCACTATAGATGTACTATTATCTTCTCCCTGTATCCACAAGGGTCCTGCTCCGCTATCACAAGCAACACCGGCACAAAATACCATCTGGGCTTCGTAATAATACGTTGTGTTTGTGTTTGCGCCGGGTTCAACATTAGTGCCAGTTGTAGGAGTCAAAGCATTTGTTGCCAAGTCTGCTTCAAGACTTTGTTGCAAAATTGCCATATCTTTGTTTTCTCAACTCATCAGTTTCTGTGCAATATTCCTCAGTAACCTCATATACAGCTCTTTGTAAATCTTCTTTGTAATTAATTTGTTGATTTTCAAATTCATTATTTAAAACTGGACTTCTAGCAATAAAGAAAATCTTTATTGAATCAAAAGTTGATGGCTGTTGAGTAAAGCAGCCATTTGACATGGGGGTATAAAGATCAAACAGAATATTATCTGATGTTTTAGGATTCTGATTGTACGGTTTCAGCGGCATTTCTCACCATTATTCGTAAATGTAATTCAAAACAATGTTACTTGGTCTGATAATTTCAAAAAACCTAGGAACTACCTCTACAGGATTAGTTAGGTTTGGGTTGTTGGGAAGCAATGGGCTGGTCAAGTTTTCTGGTTCCACCACAAATTGTATGTCGTATTTGTAAGGCTGGCTAATATTTGCCAAAGCTTTCAACACATCAATCGTTCTCAAAGCTTGACCATAATCCCAGTTTTTGACATTAAAGAATACTGCCAAATTACGCAAAATAGCAGCGGTTACTTCTTCCTCGAATGGCTGATACTGCGGACTCATAAAAACGTCAATATTGATTTGAGTGTAAAGAACACCGCCGTCCTGTATGGCAACACTGTCAGTTAACATTTTTTTCGCATCTATATACTCTTGAAGTTCCGCCTTAAATTGTGAACTAGGGGGAGCAAGACCATCAAGTCCTTCAGATACCAAAACATATAATATTATAAGATTAGCACTACAACCGCTATGTCTTAATGTGGCCAGTCCTTTTCCTGTTTTGCCGTTGTAAGCTGTGGTGAAAATATCCACTAAGTTCTTGTAATCCGAACCAGTTACAGCTCTGTTTTGCACGTTGGTCCAAGCAGGAAGATTTCTTCTTATGTCTTCAATAGTGTCGCCATCATATCCATACTTGCCCCTTGTGTAATTGCTGAAGTTTACTGGCACAGAGTAAGCTCTTCCTTCCAAGGGAATCAAAATGTCAGTATTGACGAAGTTGCTTACTATATTTCCTATAGTTCCTCCGCCAACTCTATAAACTACAGTTATGTTGGCACCAGCTGGGGGTACTAAGCCGGCTCTGTTATTGCCGAAATATACGAACACCTGATACTGACTGTTGTATTCAATTCTATATTCTTGTAATGGCGCACTTTCCGTAAAGAATTGTACTTGTTTCCATTGAAGTCCATCAACATAAACTCTAATGCTTCCCAAAAGCACTGGTGCAAACTCTAGCACTACTACTTGATTTATTTCCCCAGTGCCTATGAATGACTGCGTATAGGTCTGTCCCTCTAGTCCTACAATATTTGTATTCTGTAAATTACCAGCTTGAATAATAATTGGCTGATCCAACAAAGGCCTTTCATACTGATCAGCTGGGAATAATTCTATCGTTAGAGGAATATTGTTGTTAACCAAGTCGATTTCTAAAAGGTGTTGGTATAATAAGATTTATATCTTGTGGAGTATTTATTTTTGCTGACCACAAGCTCTTGCCAGCTATTGGCGGTGTTGGTTGATATCCAACTAATTTTGCCAGCCTGAAAGCACTATCAAGCTCTGTTACTGTGTCAATAAAGACTTCATTAGCCACTTGGTCTGTTTTAAAACTCAAGGTGTCGCCAATAAAAGCCCAGTTTTCAATAAGCATAATTGCCAAACTGGATTCAATAAAGTCATTGAATTGTTGATCGAAATTTTCTCTGCAATATTGAACAAGCCTGTTTTTTAAAGACCAAAAATCTTGGTTTGTATAGT